AGCGTACTCAACAATGTCAGAAGCAATTCCGAATTGTACAGAACTGGTGAATCTCATCACCATACGAACATTATTGCTGGCATCTAAATCGCTCATATCCAGCACTTTAACTTCTTGTGTCGAATTTAACAAGCCAGTTCCAAAATACAAGTTTGAACGTTGTGCTGCATACATTTTGTTGTCAGATAATCCTGGAGATACAAAAATCTTAACTCCATTCACAGTAAGTGATCCGTTGTTCCACCATTGTGTTCCCATTCCTTGAACACCATTAGCACCTAATCCGTTTGCTGCAAATCCTCCTAATGCCTGAACATAGAATTTAGCTGCTGAACTTCCGATATAGATAAATAAATCTTCCTTACCATAAAGTTGAGATGGTATTGCATCAACTACTTTAGATAATTCTCCGATAATATTTGCTGCTGTTAATACACCTGCAACAACTTGCTGACCTGCGGGAATATCTCCTGCTGCTGCTGAAGCTGCGATTAGTTTTTCAAATCCATCAAAAGAATTGTTAGAAGCTGCGGCAGTATCTCCTTGCCAGATACAGAATTCTGTGTTCTGTGCTACTTCAGATGCAACGTGTGCAATTAAGAAGTCAGAAAATTTAGGAGGCAAAGTTTGTCCTAAACCATATCCCATTGATTGACTTTCCCAATCGTTCACGAAATCGTACTTACATAATTGTAGGTTAACTTGTAACTCAACTGGTTGGATAATTCTTTCAGTTAAAGTAACTGAACTGTTTGGTGTAAAGTCACAAGAAGCAGGGCTTACTAAAGCACCTGTAGCTAGTTTTTTGATTACTTCTTTGTAAGCAATGTTTGCTTTTACTGTTAAACCTCCATCATCAATTGTAGAAGCTGAAAGTAAAGCTGCCGCGATGTACTCACCGGCAAATTGACCGGAATATGTTGTCGTGATATTTACCGCTGTCGCTAATTGTACGTTTTTTAGATTACTCATTTTTTTATTTGTTTAATTTATTTAATACTCTATCTAGTGTTGTGTTGAATTTACCTTTTCCAAATTCAAATTTTGTTGTTTGTGGTGTTTCACCTTCTGGATTGTGCTTGAAAGGTTTTGAAGCTGCTTCAGAAAATTCTTCTTTTACAGTTCTTGACTTTAAAGTGTTTGCACCTTCTTCAGACATATCTTCCTTACCATCAATCATTGCTTTGATTTCTTGAATCATATCAATAACTTTTCCAAGTTCTTCTTTAGTAGCATAAAGATCAGTTTCAACAACTTCATCTTCTTCTTCAGCAAGGTCAGAAGTAATTTCTTCTCCTTCTTCAGTTTCTTTAGCAGGAACTTCATCAGATACTTCTCTAACATCTGCTATTAAGCCTTCTTGCTCAACAACGACTAATCTACCATCTTCTAATAGATATTCTCCTACAGGCATTGCCACCTTTTCATTTTCATCGTCTGTAACGATAAAGATTTCTTTGTCCTTCTCAAAGGATTCTGCTGACACAATAGTGCCATTTTCTAATTTAGTTTCCTCAAGTTTTACTTCTATATTTAGAAGCGTTTTGATTTGACTTAACATTTCGGTTGATTTCATATTATTTATATAACGATTATTAATTTAAAATTTGCATTTTCAATCAGTTCTTGTGATAACACCTATGCCTTGTGCTTGCATAGAACCATCACAGCAGGACTTTGAATAAGTATTAGTGTCCCAACATAGACAAGCCCTTGAACTGTTGTTAGGACTCGTTCTACTAGGTATAAAAATTTTATTATTCTTTGGATTGTTCATTAAACAAACATTTCTTTAACGTCTTCTTCTAAAAAACTATATTCAGATTCTAAATCTCCAACTGCTTTGTCAAAGGCAGGGAATCCTTTAATTGATCTGAAATCAACACCTAAATCTTTAGCTGCTTGTTCTGCTTTATCTATTAATTTTGCACCTTGATCATACAATTTATCAGCAGCAGATATACTTTTTTTAGAAACTGTTTCTATCTTTTCACCAGTCTTATACATTCCAGTTAATTCTTTTCTAAATGCTTGAACTTGTTTTTGTTTTTCCTTTAACCCTGATATTTCAGCATTAATTTTGTCTGCCATTTTTTGAATGTCATCAACAATTCCTAATTCAATTCTTTTTAATTCTACTTTAGATAATTCAATTTTTTCTTTTGGTAATCTATCGTAAATCTTGTTTAATTCGTTTGGTGTTTTCATTTTATATTTATTTATATTGAGAATTTTCTTAATTTTGATATAGCAGTTGATGAACTAATTATATAATCAGTAACATCACCATATGCTTTTTTATAGTTTTTTCCAACAGTTGTACCATCTAAATCAACACCTAAATCTTTAGCTTTGTTTAATGCTTCAGAATAAGTAGAATCTATTTGTTTTGCTAATTTTTCCAAATCTTTTTTAGCATTTTCCATTTTAGAACTAGCCTCTAAAACTACTTTTTCTGCATCCCTTCTTCCATCATTAAAAATAGATTGTGCTTTTTGTCCTTGATCTTTTAATTGACCATCTAATGCAAGTTCTAGCTTTTCACCTTTAACAATACTTTCGATTTTGCTTAATAATTCAGCAGCTTCTACTTCCATAGTTTTTCCCATATCTTCTTTAACTGATTCTTTAGGTCGCTCCATTTTGTCAGCAAAATAGCCCTCAATAGAAAAACCCTTAACTTTATTTGTTTTAACATATTCGTTCCAAACTTCATCGTTGTTTACTTTTACCGCACCCATCCAAGTCCCTACAGGCACATTTAATCCATATTTTCTTGACTTGTCATTAACCTCATCCTCAACAATCCAAGATTCAACCAATGTTAATCCTTCTAGTGCTTTAGAGTGTTCTAATGTTGATTTGTTTTGATAGCCATTTTGTAAATACATTTGTGATGCTTTTACAATTGTATCTTTAGAAAAGAAAATATAATATTCACCTTCTTCACCATTTCTGTAAATTGGTTTATTAGGTATCAATAAAGCACCTAATAATATTTTTTTCTCCTTGTCAACCTCCGCAAGTTTTATTTCTTGTTGGTTTAAAGCAACGAAATCAGATTCAATGGCAGGTGATTCCACAATTGATATTGCGTCGATTCCGATTGTGTCCTGATCCTCATCTAATATAAGTTCGACTATTTTCATAATTATATAACGTTTTAAAATTTCAATTTTGCATTTATCCTATTGTTGCACCAGTAACAATATTTCTGTCTAATTCTTGGGCAGTACTTACTTCACTAGCTACAACATATGTTTGTATTGGCTGCTGTGCTTGACCACCAATGGCTTCTGCTAGTTGATTAGTGTCTGATGCACCTACAACATTAAATGCAGGCGGTTCTGATGGTGCTGATGGTGATGAAATACTTGGAACTGCTCCTCCTGCTGCTCCTGCTTTAGCTTTAGTTTTAGATACTGCTTTTTTAACTGATCGCATAATACCGATCCCTTGTGCAATAGCACTAGCAATAGTAATAACATTTAAAGGAAAACCAATTTTAGAACTGTTAGCGACGTTTTCTGCTGTTGATACACCTGCTGATCCGATTGCTTCAGCACCCTTAAATGTGATTCGCTTTAAATCCATTATTGTTTCCTGTAATGCAAGCCCTTGTTTAATAATTAACAATGCCTGACCGATGCCTGATTCAGCATCAGCAAATTGTGCAACAGCATCAACCACATCTTTTTTGTCTTGTATCTTTTTTTTGGCTAATTGACGTTCAGCATCATTAATGTCAATGTCCCTTTGTAAATTTGTTTGTCTTGATTGCTCCGTGAAGTCGTCTAAAGCTATCTGTGCGTCTATTTTAGCCTGTGTACCTGCATTAGCGTTATCAACTATAGCTTGAAGCCTAATAGCTTCTTGTTCAGCCTCTAATACATCAACTTCTTTTAGCTTTTCTAATCGTGTTAATTCATCCTGTATTAATTCAGCATTAAACCTTTTACGCTCTATAGATAAATTGCTTTCACTTTCTTGCTTACTATTAGTTAACTCGATTTTTTCTTTGTCAAGTGCTAAATCATTAGATTTTTGTTCTGACCTGAAGCCCTCTATCTGTGCTAAAACACCTTCCTTTTCAGCTACTGCGTCTAATACTGCAACATAGTCTTCTTGCTTACCAGTTAAATTAAATTGAGCCTGTGCAGCAGCTAAAACTGTGTTGGCATTTTTTATCATTTGTTTTTCCTGATCATCAAGAACTGCTTTTAAGTCATTGTTAGCTTTGATTCTATCGTCAATGCTGTTACGTTCTTCATCTCGTATTTGTCTTAACTTTTCTGCCTCCCTGTCTTTCTGTTCTAATAAAATTCTTGTCTGTGCTATTGCAATTTCTGCCGATTTCTTTAAAGAAACATTTGATTTAGCTGTTGCAAGTGCTGCTTCAACACTTACTTTTTTTAATCCATCAACAACTTGTGTTCCGATTGCTCCTGCTTCATTAACCGCTTCTGCAAAATTATTTACAATTGATTTTCCTGCGTCTGAAGCTGCTTTAGCGACTTCAATAATATCATCTTTAGTTTCTTTAATGCCCTCCTGTAACGCTTTTATTGTTGCAGGGTCTTTATCTCCAAAAAATGATTGTTCCCAAGCTAACTGTGCTGCTTGTAACCCTAATTTAATTGCGTAAAAAGATAATTTTAAAGGAGTGAACGCCAACGTTACAATGCCTTTAACAACTTTGCCTAATGCGTCAAAATTTTCTGTAGCTGCTGAAACATTTTTATATACATCAATAAATGTATTTACAACTTGATTAAATATAATTTGAGCAGTTTCAAAAACAAGATTTAAACCATCCATAACAGTTTGGTTTTCCTCAATTGCACCTTTTATAAACTCAAAGGCTTTTTGTAAAATAAATAAAACCCCTGTGACCTTACCAATATTTTTAATTGAAGTACCAACCTTACTAACTCCTTTTGCACTTTCTTCAGCACCCTTTTCAACATCTTTTAATTGGTCTTCTGTTGCTTTGTTGGATTTTTTAACTTCGTCTTGTAAAGATTTAACTTCCTTTTCAAGCCTTTCAACATTTTTTAAAGCGTCTTTTGAATTTATTTCAAATTCTACTTGAATTTTTTCTGCCATTTTATTTTTCTTTTTGTTTGTTTAACACCTTCAGAAAATGATTCTGCAAGTTTATATTTTCCTTGTGCGATCCTTATGTTTTCAGTTTCACCATTTACCAATTTGAGCAATTCTAATATACTTTTTATCATACTTTATTTAATAGTTCTAGTTCACTTTTACCAGTCTGTAAATTGGTTGTAACTGAATTAATAATATATCTTCTTTGGTTTATTGTAAAGGTGTCATTTAATTTAAAATTAAATAATATCCTTAAAGGAAAAATGGCTGATACCTTTGTAATCCTTCTGCTTTTATTAAATACATCAATTATGTATTGACTTTGATAATCAGAAAATAATGTGTCTGTAAACGTATTTGTGTTTGTGTATTCGTTTAATTCTAAATTAAAATTAATGTTATGTTTTCCTGTTGCACTATCTAAATACAAACTATTTGATGGTATTATATAATCAGTTAGTTCAACGTGTGTACTAGAATCTTTAACTAAACTAATTGGTGTACCACCTGTTTGTCTTATTGCATAAAAAATTAAAGGCTTACCAATATATGGCTGCCTGTTTTCGTTTACTGAATACCCCCATTGAATAGTTGTTGAAGAACCGTCATCCCCATCAACCAATCTTTCAAACTTCATATGTTCAAAAGGTACTTTTACATTATATGTTTTATTTGAGGCATTATAATTAACTCCTGACCCTGTTCCATCATTACTTGTTCCACCAATATACCCTAATGTTCCCCATCCTGTTCCAGACAATTGCTCGTGTTGTTTAGCTAGAAAAGTTCCCAAACCTTCATATCTATAAAGTATTTCACTATAAGGTAAAGCAACATTAACTTGACTTTTTGAAGTGTTTACATATTGTGATATGTCGTAGTTTACAGGTGCATCATTACCACTAATATCTGCTGATGTGTAGTAACTATAATCAATTCCTGAACCACCCTCTAATGGTCTAACAACGATTGTTCCTGAATCATTAACATAAGCAACTAAATTGAATGTTTTAAAAAGTCCTGTTAAAAACTCCATAATTCCAACATCTGGAATCTGTTCAGAAACAGAAAAGTCTTGTACTTCTTGAGCAGTAAAATTATCCCTTCTTACTATATCAGTAAATACTTGTGGAGATTGCCCGGGGTCATCATCAAATTCAATAACAAAAGTCCAACTAATTCTGCTAAATGAGATTGTCCCTGAATGTCTAATTAAAATATTATAATCTACACTTCCTTGTAAGTTACTATTAGCAATAGGATTATTTATAACACGAGAACCTGTATCTGTACTTGATTCATAAACTACTCCAAAACCGGATGCTGTAATTACAACCGAATAAGGTAAAGTCGACGTTGTCTGTATATTAAGACTATTTGAATTAATTTCATAATCTCCATCAGGATCTAAAATATAGCTTGGTATATTTATGTTAATGCCAGAAACACTAACTCTAGAAGTTGTTGATTGTGGAAAATTATTTACTATTGACAGAAAACTTGTGACTTGCTGTGCAGGTGCAACAGAACCGCTTTTACGATGCAGCCACATATACAAGTTGTAAAATTCTGGATTATTTGTATTAAAAAAATCCCTTGAAAAAACAATATTATTAGCATAATTATTGGCAATAGTATATTTAGCTTCAATCTGTAATATTATTTCATATAATCTAATTGCATATTTTAATTCATTCCATATAACGCCGTGATCATTTGTTCCACTTCCTGTATGATAAAACAAGTTTCCATCCCCTGAAGTGTGGGCAGCAGAATCATAAAACAACCTTTGTGTGTGTGTTATTAATGGTGCTATAATTGTGGCAAGCGGGTCTTGCAACCTATCCTCCATTTCATTAGGACTATAGGGAATAATAAATTCAGAACCTGAAAATGGTAATGAGGCTAATTTATCTTCTCCAATAATATCTGGTAACTCAACAGTATTTCCGAAGAATGTAATTCTATAA